CGCGAACGTGGCGAGGTCCCTCTGACCTCCGACATCCAGCGTGTCTGCTTGTCGGTCAGGTTGGCGTAGAGGTCACGCGCTAAACGGTCCAGATCGTAGTTTGACATCTTCACCAGCTTGGATTCAGCAATGGGCCGGAGCCACAGCTCACGGCAGATGGAACGGTAGGCACGTAGCAAAATGATGCGGTCGCGCTCAGCTTTCGGACCCTTGGCGTGAATGACCATCAGTCCCTCCCTGTAAACACAGTCTACCAGTTGGCTCCCGCTCGCGTGGTACGCTTTGTTTACAGCAGGACAGACTGCCCGGTCTGGCTGACCGAGATACATATTAATCGCCGCCGTCACCCCCTTCGGCTCAAAAGGGGGTTTTTCCATGCCCAAAAGCTTTTTTCACTTTCCCTGTTGACAACCCATCATGCTGGGTTTATTATGTCTTCAAGGAGATCAAACATGATCATTTCAAACATTCACAGCGCCAAGTCCACCGTGGAGGCCCAGTCATGACACTCATCAAGAGCAAGGACATCCTGCACAAGGGCACGACGCAGGGCACGGTCATCGTGCGTGTCGACACCTATGATCACAACGGCAAGACCATCGAGCAGGATGTGTGGGCCAACCTGCAGACCGGGGCCATCGACTGGTCGCTGGGCGACATTCGTGTTGTGGAGGCGGTGGAATGAGCATGGTTCTTGAATACGCCAAGTTGGAAGTCCGTCGATACGAGCGCAAGGTCGCCGAGATGAAAGAGCGACATATGGAAGAGCTGGCCGAGCTGGAAGCGAATCTGGCCCAAGCCAAGCGGGAGCTGGCCGAGGAAAAGAAGTACGACACGCTCGTGAGGTCGTGGTCGTGAGCATCGTCTGCCCCCACTGCGGGGGCGAACTGATGCCCGAGGAGCTGAAGAAGCTTTGGGCGCAGTACAACGGCAGCAAGACCACCGACGCCAAAGCTGCTGCTGCCAAGGCCAACGGCGCCAAGGGCGGTCGTCCGCGCAAGTTCACAAAGGAGACCAAATGATTATCGACGTGATGTTTGCACTTACCGCTGACGGGGACAGCAGTGGCTTGTCGTTCGCAGTTGATGTTGACGTTGCGCCACACACTGGCGATGTCTTCTGGACCAGCGCTGAGTTTGACAGACTCGTTGAGGCAGAGGTTGCGAAACTACCAGCCCCAGAGCGCCAGCGTGCAACGTACCAGTACGGCGGTGCCGAGCACATCTCAGTGGAAGATTACGTCCACGTCAAATGGGCCGCTTGGGACATGAGCACACATCGCTGGCGCATCATGCTCGACACGTAGGGTCACCAGTGCGACGCTGTCGGAATCGCGACCACCTTCGGCGCCTGCCGGGGCTCGCCCACCATGAGGTCTGCGTTGGCATATCGCACAGCATCAAGGCAGTGGTTGTCCTTGTCGGGGAACTTGCTGACCACATTGCCTGAGCGGTCTACCTCCAGCGCGTAGTTGATAAACTCCTTGGCCGCTAGCGGGCACCTGGTCGGGTCGATCACTATCTTTTCGCGCTCCTGCAGCCACTTGACCCCGAACTCCACGCTCCCCGGCCCCTTGCTTGCACCGCGAATGCTCCAGCCATACTCCAGCCTCATCTCGTCGATGCTCTTGGGTTCCGCTGAGTCTGCCGTGGTCAGGTGCGCTTTCCACTCGGCCGGCACGTTGTCGTTCAGCGCCCGGTTGCCCATGCCGATGCCCGACACCTCGCCAGTGATGTACAGCGTCTTGCGCTTGCGGTCGTAGGCCGTGCGCACCATGCACACCGGGTCGACCGCGTAGCCCCAGTCCAGCCCCTGCCTCACCTCATCCAGCGCCGCTATCTCCCCGTTGTCCATAGCTCGGAGCTCAACGTTGCTGAACACCTCAAGCCCGGTGCCGATCTCTTCGCCCAGGTACTCGTGACGGTAGGCTTCGGGCTGCACCTGCTTGAGGTGCTCGGCGTCTACTAGGAAGCGCTCGCCCAGCCAGGCCTTGATCACGCTCAGGTAGGTGCTGTGATGGACCAGCCGGCGCGGCTTGGGGATCTTCACCTCGACGTTGACCCAGCTCCGGGCCGACTTGGGCGGGTTGAACGTGTAGAACGCGATCTGACCCGTTGCGCCCTCTCCCCGGAAAATGCTCTGGAGTATGACGCGGATCTCGTCCATGCCGCCGAACTGGTCAACTTCCTCGCACCAGAAGTACTTCACGTACCCGAAGCCGGGGTTGATCGACTTGCCCTTCTCTGGTGAGTCTGCGCCCCGGAAGAAAATCTTCTGCCCGGTGCGCTTGTGCGTCGCCTGCATGGGTGAGGTGCCGAAGTGCCACAGGTGATGGATGCCAAGCTTGCGCGCGGCCCACTCCATCTGGCCCAGCACCGAGTCCCGCAGCTCGTTGTCGTAGCGCCGGGTGACTAGAGCGTGCGCCTGCGTGTCAGCGGTCAGCCCCAGCATGATCTCCACACTGGCGTAGCTGGACTTCGTCGAGCCGCGTCCACCCTTGGCCCACAGCTCGTCGACCTCGCCGGCCTTGATGGCCCGGTGCACGTCGTGAAACGCCGAAGCGATCAGCTCCGACAGCACCACGCGCTCAGCCACGCCCAATGTCGTCCACGATGGTCACGTTGCCAGAGTGCTCGGTCACCTGGGTTTCCTTCCAGCCGGCCTGCGTCTTGAGCCAGAAGATGCTGCCCGTCGGGTTGCCGCCGAACAGGCGTTCCTCGTGCGACATCCGCAGCTTCATCACGGCCTTTTTTAAGATCCAAGCAAACTCAGCCCCGTATTCCTTCCTCGCCTCTTGGTCACGCAGGGATTGTTCGTCCAGAAACCCCAGGTGAAGCGTCAGTCCGGCCATCGTCGGAGGACGTTCTGCGACCAGCATCTTGGTGAAGTAGTCCTCCACAGCCTTGTCCATTTCGTCGGGCGTGGCGTACTTCGGCGGCCGGCCGACGGGTCTGTTCGCCTTGCGCAGCTCGGCCCTCGTCGGCTTGGGGTTCTGGGCCGGTTTCTGCGCTCCGGCTGCGAGTTTTCCTTGCTTCATGTTGTTCCTCGGTTTATACTTACCTCATGGAAAAGACCAATATCGCCACCATGCTTACCGTGACCTTTGACGACATCACCGGCGACATCGACACCACTTGGTCGGACGCCTTCAGCAAACTGTCCATTGAGGATCAGACCGAACTCTACTACCACCTTCGCGACCAGATGGTGCTCCTCATCGGTCATACCACTACCTCGGCTGCATTGAGCTAAGGTATCTGTTCCAGCTCTCCACGAGCTGCGGAGTCACGACCTGATTGTAGTTTGGGTCGTAGACGTTTGTCTGTATCGCCCGCTGCCACCCTTCCTTCTGCCCTTGGGAATACTTCACCACATCCGGCATGGCGACCTCCAGCGGGAGCTGGTGCGAAAGTCCACCAACGTAGTCCATCGGCATCCCGTGGGTATACGAGTCGTGCAAAGAGTTTGTGTTCAGAATTGCCCCCTTCACCGGGTTCAAGAACGCTTGCCCTGAGGCCCCTGTGAATGGAATGCTGGGATCATTGACGGCGCTGTAGATGTCGTTCATCGGTAGGGCCCCGGCGTATTCCATCTCCTTGCTCCCCCACGCTTTCACAATCTGCTTCCGCAGTGCTCCAGCTCCAGCCTTTCCTTGGGGCCCTTCTCCCTTGATCATCTTCATGGCGCTAGGGTCAAGGATACCGGGCCACGTCGGGTACTTCGACCGGACTATGTCATCGGCGGCCTGGATAGCGTCGGGGCTCATCCTAGTAATCGACGGGAGCGCCTTGGCGATGATCTCGGCCGACGGGGTAGCAAAGTTGGACGTGGCGTCCTCGCCAGCGACAGACATGAAGATCGGTTTGCTGACCCCTTCGGCCCTCTTGAATCCATTGCCAGCAGCCAACTCAGTACTGGCGAATCCGTTCCCTGTCCCAAGAGGCAGATGTGCCAGCGGATAGTCAATACCACCTTGGGAGATCACCGGCGAAGTTAGAGGTAGACCGTTGAGGTCACGCAGCCGCCAGTTGGTCATGGTGCGGTCGGCAAAGATGGGTACAATTGTTCTGCCAATCAGAGACTTAGGGTCAATCATCTGCCTGGGGGCCATCGGGCCGACGCGTTCGCCTCCGGCTTTGTAGCCTTCCAGCATCAACTGCTCCCGCTGTGCGACTGCGTCAGGGTTGAACCTTGCCACTGATGGGTTGAGAGTCTTGGGTGAGGACTCAAGCAGCCGCTGCTGTAGAGCTTTACTTGCCATCACCTGATCCATGACATCGCTTGCCATCGGGAAGACCTTGTCGGATACCACAACGCCCCCACGGCCAAGGAAAGGCAGGGCCGCGAGCGATGCCCCTGCGACTGTTGCAGTCTGGTCTTTACCCTCAAGTGCGTTTGCGGCCGCGCGCGGGGCCATCTGCTCCAGAGTCTGGGCCAGCATAGCTTTGCCCAAGTGCGAGCCTTTCGCGGCGGCCTCCAGACCGTACATTCCTTGGGCAAGGTCTTTCAGCCGCAAGGCGTTGAATCCGACGCCGGCACCTCTGGCAAGCGCTCCAGCGGGGATAAGCATCGTGGCCGCGTCGCCGACGTTGGAGCCGTACCCAAAGCCGGGGTTCTGGTACATCCACTCCTTCATCTGCTGCTTGCCCTCGGGGGACTGGACAGCACCGTAGAGCGCCTCGGGCAGCCGAAACAGCGCACCGTTCACAGCACCCATTGCACCCTCGGGGGTTGCTGTGTCGCGGACGATCTGCCCGAGGGTCGGGTCGAACGTGTGCTGGCGGGCCTGTTGCAGCATCCTTGCCTGGTTCATCTGCGCCAGTCTTGCGATGTTCTGTGGCGACTCACCGGCCTGCTGAAGCATGGCAAGTTCGTCTACCGACAAACCACTTCCGATACCGTAGAAGCTGATCTCGTCGGGGTCGCTGTAGGATGACACGGGGCTGCTCTGGGCCGGAGTGAGGCCGGTGAGCGAAGGGGTGCCGGTGCGCAAAGGGGTGCCCAGCAGTTTCAGCCGCTGTGCGTCTCGTGCCCTGTCTGATGCTGTCGGTCCTGCCATCACTGGCCCCCTTGATTCGAGTTCATTGCGCCCAGCATGGCCCCGCCTAATGGCACGGCAAACAGGGCCTTGTAGATGTCGGGGTTGGTCATATCAAAGTTGCCGATGGTATCCGGTTTTGGTATATTTTGAAGTCCTGGGTCTTTACCATAATATCTCATAGGAACACCTGACATTCCATCTGTATAAGTTTCTTCATCAAAACCCAATTTTTTGTACCAGTCAGCCAACTCTTGGTGACTCATGGCGTTTTCTCCAAATGGATCAGCACTTAATCTTATTGGCTTAGAAGGATCTTCTTTTATCATTTCATGAATTGCATTTTTTACCATGGCACTACCCACACCAGTACCTCTATATTCTTCTGGAACAAACAATTTTTCAATTAACCAATATTCAGGCCCATATACTTCTTTATCTTCTGAATTAAAAATTGGGTCTGCATTTTTTCCATAACTAACATATGCGCCTTTTGGTGGAATTGTGTTTATTTCTTTTGCGCTCCCAACCGGCTTAACCTTGGGCGTCGGAACCTTCCCAGTCTTCGCCAGGCTCTCGATCACGTCGGCGGCGTTCTTCATGTTGACAACGTGCGAGACTGCGCCCCCTATCAAACCACCGATGTCCATGCTGGCCCCCTGTAAACTCAGTTTACCGCACGCAGGGCCTGCGCCTCGCTCTCGTAACTCTTGCCCGAGTCGTCGCCGGCGATGGCGTAGCGGGCCGACCTCGTCTGGGTGCTGCCGGTCACACGGTCGTACTTCATCACCAGCCCCTTCATGTACACGCTCAGAGCGTCGCCAGCCTCCTGGTAGCTGAACACCAGCCTCCAGCCCTCTGACGCCCTCTCCGGCTGCGGGGCCTTGGCCCGGCGTTGCACGGTCACCTTCCGCTTGTGGCAGGCCTTGCAGGCGCCTCTATGGCCGTCCACGGTCTCTGCCTCGTAGAAGGCCTCGATGCGCTTAAGCTGGCCGCACTCTTTGCACACCTTGTGCGTCGGCGCCAGCTTCGTCTGCCTCTTCAGCCGGGCATACTCCTTGGCGTGCTCGCGGATGTGCTCCCGGTTCTTCTCGCGCCAGCGCTCGGCCGGCGTCTGTGTCATCTCAGTCGTTGGCATCGGTCCCCTCCCAGTTTCCGGTGTCTTCTGTCAGCGGGCCGATTTCGTAGCCTGCTCCTCGCATCAGGTCGCGCATCATCTCCAGCAGCGTCTCCACGTTGGGGTGATGCATCGGGTCGCCCGGACGCCGGAGCGTCAGCGTGGTCCCTAGACGCTCGATGGTCACCACGTCAGAGGTCAGCAGGCGGTTCATTTCTCACACCTCTTGATTAACAAGCAAACCGGACAATTGCCCCCATCTTGCTCAGAAAAACATCGTCCATGCTCCCGCTTTAAAGCCTCCACCAGCAGACGCACTGTCTCACGCTCGATGGCTTCGTGTTCACTCATTTAGTCCCCCCTTCCATTCGGCAAGAGCCTCACGGGCCAAGCCCCCATCTTCGCCGTACCTGCGTTGTTTGCCGTAATATTCCAACGCCTCGACCAGCACCTTGGAGTCACGGGGCTGGGCGGCGGGGGTCAGGGAGTTCATGTAGTACTCGATGTCGATTGACCGGAATGGGCCGATGAAATGTCGTAGTGCGTCTTCCATCTGCTCCCTGCTGTACCCAATCGCCGGGGCGAGGTCGGCTCGGAGGTTCCAAGCGTCAATGGCTTCGGATTCTGTTGAGAAATATCCGTATCCAAGCTTATAGATCACCCCATGACAACCGACAGTCCGACATGACACGGCATTAGCCACGACACCTTCTTGACCATAGGGGGTCTTGCAAATGAAGTCGGCAGGATGCCCACAAAACGGGCAGGGCTTCAGTTCTGGCAGGTCACTCATATCTTTGTCCCCTTGGCAATGCGCCGGCACAGCACCTTGATTTGCATCGGGACCATGTCTGCCTGCCGTCCGGCTCCGCACTTGTATGCCTCGA